GTTACAACTTATAAGATCAATCAGACCTTAGTACACGTTACAAGCTCTGTAACAGCTACCGAGATAGCAGCAGGACAGAACTTCGTAGCTACACTTACAGCTGACGACGGTTACACAATCGGAACGCCTACCGTAGTAGTTGGCGGAGAGGTAGATTCCGAGGCCTGGGATTCCGAGACCGGAAAGGTAACTATCTCAAACGTAGCCGGAGACATATCAATCACCGCAGTAGCAACCGAGTAATCGTGTTCGGTAATATCCAATACAGTAGCGGCGGGCAAACTTCCTGCCCGTCGCTAATTTCATATAATGAAATACGAAAGGATTAAGAATAATGGTAAAATCATTCAGTTTTAATAAGATCAATAAGAAATTCATCAATGTTGAGCTTAAAAATGGGCTTAAACTTCAAGTAACAATGCCGAGTAAGAAGACCTTCGAGGCATTACAAATTCTCATGGACACCCAGACAGAAAACACAAACGCAGTAGAAGCTTACGACTCCCTGGCTAACGTCGTAGCCGAAGCGCTTTCAAACAACCTTAACAACGAGACCATATCCAAAAAGGAAGTAGCGGACATATACGACCTGGAAGATCTGGTGGAGTTCACTAAGGCATTTTTTGAGTATGTCAAGGAGGCCACGAATAGCCCAAACTGATACTCCCCTATTATCCAGGGGGAGAAAAACAAAAGTATTATTACAAGATCGAGACAGCAGGCGAAAGGCTGGTAATTGAATATACCGGGCTTAACATATACCAAGTCGAAGAAATGCCTTACGACGATTATTTGTACTTCATGCGTGAGGCCTATATATGGAAGCTCAACCAGACCGAAGAAGGACGAGAGTACTTAGAAAACTGCTGGAGGATCAAACAGACCAAACCGGACAGACAGGCATTACGGGAAAAATTTAGCAAGGGGAATCCATAATGGCAGCAAACATTAAAGGAATCACAATAGAGATAGGCGGCGAAACTACTAAGCTGGATCAGGCCCTTAAGAACGTTAATAATACTGCCAAGTCCTTAGAGAAGGAACTTAAGGCAGTAGATAAAGCTCTTAAGCTTGATCCTAAAAACGTGGAATTAGTCGCAAAGAAGCAGGAGCTCCTTCAAAAATCCGTAGAAAATACCAAGTCAAAGCTTGAAACTTTAAAGCAGGCCCAGGAGCAGGCAAGGCAAGCCTTCGAGCGTGGCGAAATGGGCGAAGATAAATACCGGGCCTTAGAGACCGAGATTATCGAGACCGAAGCAAAGCTTAAAGGTTTAGAAAAGGAATTAGATAGTACTTCTAAAGCCGCTTCCGGGTTAGGAACGGCTATGCAGGACGCCGGCGGAAAAATAACGGCAGCAGGCGACAAGATGCAGGCAGCCGGAAAGGCTTTAATGCCGCTATCGGCAGCAGCCGCAGCAGTCGGAGCCGCAGCCGTTAAATCGGCTATGGATATTGACGAGGGCTACGATATTATCATCCAGAAGACCGGGGCAACCGGAGAGAAATTCGAGGATCTTAAAGAGAGCTTCGATAAAACCTTCGGAGATATGCCGAAATCAGCCGAAGAAGTCGGAACGGCTATCGGAGAAGTAAGCACCAGGTTTGAGCTTACCGGCGACCAGCTGGAATATGTATCAGAGCAATTTCTTAAGTATGCCGAGATAAATAATACCGACGTCGCTTCCTCAGTGGCAGCAGTAGACAAGATAATGGAAAAGTTCGGCATGGATTCAGCCGACACTGAAAAAGTATTATCGCTCTTCACACATGCGGCGCAGACAAGCGGGGTAAGTGTTAATACATTAGAGCAGGCGCTACAGCAAAACGGAGCAACTTTTAAGGAAATGGGGCTGGACGTCCAGGAATCCGTTACACTCCTTGCAGAGTTTGAGCGAACCGGAGTCGATACGTCTACCGCACTGGCAGGACTCAAAAAAGCCCAGCAGAACGCAGCAAAGGAAGGCAAAAACCTTAAGGATGCGCTTTCCGAGACCATCACAAAGATTGAGAATGCTAAAGATAGCACAGAGGCCAGTCAAATAGCTATGGAGCTTTTCGGAAAGAAGGGCGCCGCAGAAATGGCCCAGGCTATCCGAGAGGGCAGACTCGATCTTGAAGATCTTTGCACAGAGTTAGACTTCTATTCCGGAAAAGTCGAAGAAACCTTCCAGGCGACGCAAGATCCGTGGGACCAGGCGAAAGTAGCCCTTAATAATTTGAAGCTGGCGGGATCCGATCTTGTAGGGGAGCTCATACAGAGCTTACAGCCCACAATAACGGCGATTGTTGACAAGATTAAGGAGTTTACGCAGTGGTTTAAGAATTTATCCCCGGAGATAAAGCAGACTATAGCCAAGGTTATAGCCTTTACAGCTGCATTAGCTCCTACGCTTACCATAGTCGGGAAGATAACGTCCGGGGTAGGCGGCCTAGTCACTAAGCTAGGCGGACTTGTCTCCAGCATGGGCGGAGTATCTGGCGTATTAGCCGCCATAGCATCACCGGCAGGAATTGCAGTAGGCGCTATCGCCGGAGTATCGGCAGCATTTGCTTATTTATACAATACGTCGGACTCCTTCCGGGCGAAAGTATCGGGAGTATTAGAGAAGGTTAAAGAAGCCTTTTCTAACATGGTTAAGGCTATCGAACCTCTTCTCGACGCTTTAAAACAGGCCTTCGAAGGGCTTATGAAGGCGCTTCAACCCGTTTTTGAATGGCTGATAGAGACTTTAGGCGATATTCTTCAAACAGTAATGACGATAATTCCGCCCATAATATCAGCTGTAACGAATGTAATAAACGTTATTTCGAGCATAATTAACGCCTTTACTTCTCTCCTACGTGGAGATTTTGATAGCTTTTTCGACTATTTGAAGCAGGCATGGGACGGAATAGTAAGCTTTATAAGCAATATTCTACAGGCATTATTTAACCTTATCCAGGGCGTATTTACGACAATCTGGAACACGGTTAAGGGTATCTTCTCCGGAGTGGTAGACTTCTTCGGAAACCTCTTCACAAAGGCATATGAGGCTATATGCAACGCATTTAAGAACATAGGCCAGTGGTTCGCCGACAGGTGGAAAGACATCCAGAACGCACTAGCGACCGTGGTTAACTGGTTCGGAACCTTATTCCAGAACGCTTGCACAGCCGTACACAATGCTTTCCAGAACATAGGCCAGTGGTTCGCTCAAAGATGGCAGGATATCCAGAATGCCTTATCAAATGTAGCGAACTGGTTCGGAACCATGTTCCAGAATGCTTATACAGCTGTATGTAATGCGTTTAATTCCATAGGCCAGTGGTTCGCCGCAAGATGGCAGGATATCCAGAATGCTTTTTCAGCTGTCGTAAGCTTCTTCCAGAATATCTTCAACAATGCAGCGCAGGCCGTTAAGAGTGCTTTCGAGGGAATCCCGGCATTCTTTAGCGGATTATGGGAAAGCATAGTCGGATTATTCAAAGGCGCCGGAGAAATGTTAGCCGGGGCTGTATCGTCCGTATTTGCGGCAGCTTTGAACGGAGTATTTAGCACTGTAGAGAATATAGTAAACTTCTTCGTTGACGGAATTAACGCAGTTCTGGGGGCTATAAACAATATCCCCGGAGTAAACATAGAACCGTTAAGCCGGATCAGCCTTCCCAGACTTGCAAAAGGTGGAGTGCTTTCAGAAGGACAGGCAATAGTCGGAGAAGCTGGAGCGGAGCTCCTTACCGTAGCAAACGGACAGGCAATAGTAACGCCCTTATCCGCAAAGAATAGGGAAGATACCTTATCGGCAGCAGGAAAACGAGGCGACTTTATCCAGAATAACTATATTCAGAGCCCGAAGGCGCTATCTCCGTATGAAGTAGCAAGACAGACCAGGAACCAGACTCGAAATATGGTTATGCAATTACAGGGGAGTTAAGACATGGCAGCAGATAGAAAAATCATTTGTATTAACGAAGACGGCGTAGAGGTTGAGTTCTCTTACGACGAAAACGCTCCCTTCTTCCTGGAATCCGTAGACGGGGTTATGCAGGTTAATAACAAAGTTACGACCTCAGAAAACACCACCGTAGACGGATCCACTTACCAGGGATCCACGACGAAGCAGAGAAACATCCTCATAACCGCCCATATATCCCGGCGGCATGTATATTATCGAAATACCTTGTATAAGTGCTTTAAGCCGAAGAGTGCCGGGCAGCTGACATATAAGGAAGAAGACGAAGTAAGGCTTATTGATTACGTAGTCGAATCCGTAGATATTGACGATAGCGGCGTGGTTCGTAACGCCACTATCTCCCTTATCTGCCCGGAGCCCTTCTTCAAGGACGAGGAAGACACCGTAGTAACTATGGCGGGATGGCAGAACCTCTTCCA